ATTGACCCCGAAGCCGACCACTGCCACCTCGCGCCCCAGTATTTTTTCCAGTCCAGACGCCTATATTTCTCTCTATCTGGGTCATACTTGGAGAATAGTTTCTTCGCCGTCTCGTATACTGTCTTATAAGGTATCTTCGTTAGGCACGGTTCAGTTCTATTCTTTTTCTCTGTTTTCCAGTCTACTTCTCCGGTCACCCTATTTACCAAGACGTCCAATTCAAATACATCTCTCAAGTCCGATGCTACTATGTTCTGGTATGACTTGGCCCTCACCGATATTGACTTTCCGAGCTTGGTGAATTCTTGGACTGAGCTTACCGAAAACAAACCTGCCTTTTCCACTTTCTCTACTGTGGTTTTCGATACGCTGGCACACCACAACATTATGCCTCCCATCATGGTGGTCGTTGAAATATGTTTGAGGGGCCAGGCTTTCTTGGCTCTGTCTTTCTCTTCGTCAGTCAGCACGCTCCACACTTCCTCCGCTGTGAAATGGGTATGGTGTAGAGACGAAATGTCTGCCCTGGGCAACTTCTTCAGTTCACTGTCGGACACTTCTCCTGCTGCCGCAGCTTCCCCCGCTCTCCTACTGAATTGTAGGAAGACGTTATCATCTGTACACCAGTCATTGTAATAACCAGTATAGTCCTCGATGAAATGCCTCGACAGCGCGGCTAGTATCTGTTTCGTCACAGGTGCTAGTACTTGATCCACCTTGTAATATACGTAAGTGGAACCTGATACGGGAATCAGTCTTGCTTGCACGCCAGTATTGTAGTAGTTATACCAAGTGTCCATCTCATCAAATTCTCCTTCTAGTCTGTCTATTACGAGGTATTCCGCGTCTGAAAAGACACAGGCTTCATACTTTCCAAAACCATTTACTAGTAAAGCCGCTGGTACGGGGTAACTTGAAAAACGACGCATTATTGATCTGGGCACTGTCTTTCGTCCTTCTCTCTTTACTTTGTCGTCATGTTCATTAATTTCATCAGAACTATAGCTACATTCATTTATTGTTACATGTAC